ATTTTTTCCATTTCCACTTTGGTCATAAAATGTAGTGACAAACCCACTTGCACTTCCACAAAAACTTAGCAACGCAGCAGTATCTAAAATGCCTCCAACAAAACCTATATTTAGCTCCGCATTATCAGTTGACCTCCTAACACGAATTGCAGAGCCAGCGTATGCACTACTTAATTTCCTAAGTGAATACGCAACAGATGCACCTGGGTTTGCATCAAGCAAAAGTTGTACTGGTGGCAATCCGCCACTCATCATTCCCAATCGAATCCTTCTCATATTAAACCGCTGGAGTTATAATGTACCCTACATTTGTGCCACCCATAAACCAAAACACAATTAAGTTTACTTTGGTAAGGTCGTAGCTTGCAGTACCAAACTGAATCGCTGTGCCTCCTGTTACCGTTATGCTCGGGGCAACACTATCATCGTGGTAAAGTATTTGGTCAACACCTCTCACGGCACTTGTTAAACTAACCGTTATGTTGCCTATTTCAGGAGTGCCATAGCTGCCGTATTCTTGGGGTGTTAAAAATGAGATATTTACCCCTGTAGTCGTAGCTATTATATTTTGTTTGCCAGCAAGCCCAGCATTAACATAACTTATAGTAGCAGCATTTGGATCCTTTGTGTCTTTAAATACACTTTGTTTAGTTCCATTAATATACTTTGACATGGCCTTATTGTAAATAGGTGATAAACAATGTAGTAGTAGCTGCTACTTCTTGAATTACCCTAAACTTTTGTAGGTTAGAAAATTCAGTGATGATAAACTCATCATTATCTTTTCTAGCAATACCTACACCTGCAGAAGGAAGAGAACCATCATAGGTATATCTTAATGCTTTAGATGCAGCAGTAGAGTCTACATAAATATGTACAGCTCTAGCATTAGCTTTAGCACCAGTTAAGTCAAGCAATTGAACAGTACCACTAACAGTAATAGTAGCAGAACTGAATGCTTTATAATCATTTACAATGGTTTCTTTAGCTTTAAAAAGATTACCATTTAAGAATCCTTGTGTCATTTTATTTTAAGTTTTTAACAATTACAATCTTCAACTAACTCTAAAGCATGATGTACAATACTACATATTTCATCTTCAGTCAAGCAGTTTATATCATCTAAGGTTTGCCCTTCTTCTAATGTAGTATTGTAGCAGTACAATGATTTAATATATTCTCTAACTACTAACATTCTAGTTTCAAGCTCAGGACATTTTCTCCCTAGCTTATATTTGTTAGTTAGCTGTTGAGCTAAATCAGAGTACTTACATTGTATATACTGGATATACTTTATTCTACATTCTTCGGTCATGATTTTCTTAAGATATATTCAACAGTGAAAAAAGTAGGAAGTATATACCCTAAATTTTGAGAACCTAAGAATATATAAAAAGGAGAATTTAATACTGTAGGAGCTGTAACTAATTGGCTAGCTCTACGAATAACATAACTACTCTCAGTAGGAACTAAAAATAAACCTTGACCTATTTCTGATGCAATATTAGAAAATTTTGCAGTACCTGTTACATGAAATGTTTGAGTAGTAACTCTATCAAAGTAAAACTCCATATAGAAATACTTACCATTAGGAATAGTACCACTAAACTCAGCTAGTGCTGTGGCACCAACCATAGAAGTAACACTATTAATATATACTCCTAATACACCAGAAGCAGCTACAGCTTCATCTGTTAATGCAAAAACTGCTCTAATTTTTAATCTATCTTCTGCTTTAGTTAGTTCTGTGCTAGGTGTAATAAGTATTTCTGGAATATATCTTCTAACAGCTCCTTCAACAGGCCCAGAAGCAAAAATACTTTCTGTATCAATAACATTGCCTGCATCTAGACCATTAGTACCATTAGTACCATTAACTCCAGGATCTCCTTGTGGGCCTTCAGGCCCTACTATACTAGGTATAGTAATTACTGAACAATCATTGCAATTACAATTTGATATATTAGATGAACAGTTGCACATAGTTATTATTTTAGCAGCAGCACTTTTGAATGCTACAAATTTTATTTACTTGAGTTAATAAGTCAGTAGCTTGGGCATCTTTACCACAAGCAAATGCTGATTTAGCAGCATAAAGAAGAGCTTCAGCTTGTTTGTAGTAATCCCAGAAATTCTCCCAGTTGCAACCACAAAGTTCTTCTTTAAACTTGGTTTTCATTTTCTCTACACAGCAATCAGCTTTACATGTAGAAAAAGATTTAACTGTAATAGTGTACTCAGTATCAGTATCTTCATCAACTACAGTATAGGTAACAGTATAGATACCATCATTTAAAGTAATGTTATCAACAAGCTTTAGTAAGAAAGTACCATCTACAATAATACCTCCCTGAACTTCTGCTGTTACATCATAGTTAATAGCAGAACCTCCAGGAGGAGTCAAAACAACAGTAGCTGAATCTGCATCAGCTAAAGCTAAATTAGGTGCACCCCATCCAGTAGGATTAGTGGTTACATCATATTCTCCAGTAGCATCAGATATCTGAAGCTTACTGCATTTCTCTTTAAAGCAAAGAGATAGCTTTAATTCTAGTGCCATATGTAATCATATTACGGATTATTGAAAAAATAGTTCCATAAACTACTGAAAAAGGGTAGCCCAAAAATAGGCTACCCCCTTTAGTAGCATTGCTATGATTACAGGTTACCTACTTGAGCAGTTAGGTTAGTAAAGTTAGTTACATAAGCATCCAATACATCTACACAACCAGTACCAAGACCAGCAGTATAAGAAGTATCAAAAGTGCTAGCAACATTATTATCCAAAGCACAAGCTAAGCAAAGTTGTGCTCTAAAATCAGTGTTGGTCAAAGCTCTATTAGCCTTACGCAATACCAAATCCAAAGTAGAGTGGTTTTGAGCAGCAATCAAGTCAGTCAACACAGTAGTAGGAGGAAACTCAGTGTATACAAAGATCTGTCCTTGGTTTCTCCAAGAAGCAGCTTCTAAAGTACGCATTTGCTCATAAGTACCATGTCCAATGAAAGCACCTACTTGATAGCTCAAGTTAGTAGTACCTCCACCAGAAATACCAATTTGGAAAGTTACCAATCCATAAGGGCGAGAATCTAGGATAAAAGGCTGGTTAATACCAGTTACACGAATACCCATGTTACCCGCAGCAACGTCAGTATCAAGTACTTGGTGGATAAGAGAAGAAACAGAAGCACTTTGGAAAGGAGTAGCTAAAGTAAGAGTAGATACACCATCAGTTGCTACAATCAAATATACTTCATCCAAGTCATTTGATTGAGAACCTACACGAATGTAATCTCCTACAATACCTACAGTAGTAGCAAGGTTAGGAGCATTTGTTACCAAAGGACTTCCTTGAGTTAAAACAGCAGCAGCATCGTTAGTAGCTTGACCAGCAGCACTAGCTACCATTTCAGCTAAAATAGGCCTACGAGTCCAGTAAGAAAGTTGTCTTACCAAATTTCTGTAAAGACCATTAACTACTTCAGGCTGAGTAGCAGCACCATCAGAAAGATAATCAACAATAATGGGGTTCATCAAAGCAGAAGCTTCCTGAGATACTAGCTCATAGAAAGAAACTACAAGGCTGTAGTAGTTGTTGTTAATAGGCTGAAAAGAACCAGTGTTGGTGTTAGCATTGTAGCCATAGTAAGATACTTGCTGAACTTTAGAAGCAAAAGGAGTACCAGTGTAGGCAGAAATGTCGTTAAAATTGAAAAGTTGTGATTCCCACAGGTTTTCAGTAGTTCCACGGCCCATAACTACTTTAATAGCTGGGGCAGTAAGAACAGTAGCAGTACTCAAAATTACATTACTAGGATCAGTAATGACAATTTCTCCTACAGCTAGGATACCAGGGGAAACTACAGTTCCTGCAGTAGCACCAGCACTTCTGGCTACATCAGCTCCTGCGAACAACTTAAAGTTGTCTAAAATTTGCGGTTGTGCAATCATGATTTCTAAATTTAAAGTTTATAGTTTATTAGATTTTAACAATGTTAAAAAGTACGGTTACTTGTAGAGTACCATCAAAAGAAGCTATAGTAGCTCCAGGAGCACTAATATCAATACCTTTACCAGCATATACCTCAGCAGATGAATAGAGAAATCCATTAGCAGCAGTATAAGTAGCAGCAGTTGCTCCAGTTGCCAAGATAGCATTAGATACTACAGCTGCACCTACAGCGTCTAAAGATACCAAAGGAGTAGTATCTCCAGTGTAAACAAGAGCAATAGGATCATTAGCACATGAGCCAACAGCAGTTCCAGATTTTTTAACTACAATAAGGTTTTGAGGAATCAAAGCATAACCAGCTTGAGGAGCAGGTACTACATTGATAGGAGTGCTATCTAAAGCATTTACTTGAGCAGCGGTTAAAGTAGTAGTTCTTGCGAAAGTTTTCATTGCGTTTTAAGTTTTAAAAGTTTATATGTTATACGAATTATTTTAAAAAAAGTTACTCAATTTGTTGAGCATCTAGTTGTAAAGATTGAGAGGGCTGTGTTAATGACTCTTTCATCATCTTAACAGCTATGTCCACAATAGGTCTGTGAGTAGATTCATCTAACTCGCAATTCTGCATGTTTACAGGGGTTACGAAGTTTACTAAGTCTACTTTAACAGGTTTTGGAAGTCTTAAATACCGCAAATCGTAATCTACAATATTAAAATTTCCATCTGTAATTAATTCATGCCTTTTGCCTGTTTGACCAGTAATAAATGAGTACCCATTAGATGATGTAGTAGTTTGAGAATTATATCCAGTATTGGTTCTAGTAAATGCTAATCTCCATACTAAACCTTCAGTTTGATTAAAATAGGGTTTTTTGAATGGATTACTTCTGCTTCTGTTAAACTCATTATGAGTTATAACATACACAGGTAAATCAGCAGGTTCACCAGTTTCACAATCATTCTGGTCAATAACACACCTTTCTAAAATAGTGTACATAAAATCTAATGGTAATGTGGCAAACACACCATTAGGTAAGTTATCTGTGGTGTTAGTAAAACTTGAAACAGTAGCAGAGGTTATCAATGGTGATAACCCCTGCATTCTGATTTCTGTTTCTTCTAACCCTTCCCTCTTCAAATTTAAGATAGCAGTAATTCTAGTATGAACAAAATGATTCTGGGCATTAGTCAATATGATATTAGCCTCACCTTCCTGTACACCAGGGGCTCCAGCAGAGTTGAGTTTTTCATACTCAACTAAGACTAATTGCCACATCTCATTTGCTGTCATAGATTAGAATTCTCTACTTGAAACTCTAGCTTCTTGCGGAATTCTAGCTTTTCAGGATTGTTAATAAGTGAAATAACATCACCTAATACTCCTAGTGGTTCATCACCCATAGTAAAGTATTTGGTGCTGATTTTCTTAAGTACTCCTGCTCTTACTGCTTTGAAAATAAGAATCTTATCTTCACGATATTCATCATTAACAATAGATAGGAATAGCTTAGGGTTGGTTTCCATTACTTCATACACAAGATTAAATAAGAAATCTGTAGATGCAGTTTTAGAGATAATGTTGTTAGGATCTTTAATAATCATAAACTCCATAAGGATTTCACGATGATCTTTAATCTTGTTAAACTCTTCGGTTGCTTTTAATTTAAGATTAATCTCTTCTTTCTTCAAATCTACAGAAATTCTCTCATCTACTAAAGCAAACCAGTAAGTAGGCTTAGCATTTCTAAGTTCCCATGAAGGAGCAATATACCTATCATTGGTTTTCAAAACCCTCCAAGTGATATTGTCCCATGCATTACTTAAATCTAATGTCAAACCTTCTTTTGGAAGCTTTACAGAATAAGGTAATTTACCTCTGTTGTTTGGCCCTTCAGATATCCATCCAGACCAAAAGTTTTTACTATCTTTAGAAAAAGCTAAATCATATCCAGTGATCTTAGTAAAGAACTCTAGTTCTGTCATAGGTTCATCTGGAAACTGTGGAGTAAGTACATTTTCGATGTTATCAAAAATAGGTAAAAACTCACCAGTAGTTCTATCTCTCTTTAATTCTAGAGATCTTCCCATTCCTTCATGAATAAATCCTTCTGGCAATTGTTCTATTTGTTGGTTAGTAAAAGTCCTAGTTTCAATAGGAACTACTCTAACAACTTTTTTAGCCAAGAAATCCTGAGTAGGATACTTGGGTTTAGATTCAATTGATGCCAAAGTTATTACTTCTTCTTGGGGCATTTCTTGTGTTTTTTTTCTTAGTTGTTTACTCATAGCAATATTTTTAAGTGATAATGCAAAAGTGGGGTTTTATCCCCACTTTTACAAATATCAACAACTATTAGATGTTATAAGGCATCCACAAGATTTTGGTAGGGTCTTCTACAACACAACCAGTCCACTCCATACCATGTACTTCATAAGCATCAACAGGGCTGCTAGTCATTGCTGAGCCAGTATTTACTTTATTAGTATATGGAGAGAATGGATCACGCATACCAGCAATATACTTGTATACTCCATTTTCAAGACCTTTAACAGTCAAACGATGGATTCCAGGATCTCCCAAGAACTCACCATTAGCCATTTTGTGTCCACCACGGATTAACATATGGCGAGAAGCATTAAGACCATATCCAGAAGGATGCTTTTCTTTGTAGCGTTCTACATCATCAAAGAAAGGTCTGTGCTTAACCATGATGTTTACACCATTGTAAGACTTAAACTGGGTAAATACACCTTGGTAGGTTAAGCCTTGGCTTCCCATATCACCATTCTTTTGTACTCTTTCAGTTACAAAGTTAGGAGTGTATTGGGTAGAACGACTCTCAATCCATTGAGAAATATCTTTCTTACCATAAGCACCAGTTTCAATTACTACATAATACTCATCTTGCATTTTGTAAGCCAAGCCCATTTCAATGGTCATGTCTACAATTTTGTCAAGGTTTAGAGTAGAGTAGGGGTGGATATTGGTGTTAGCAATTTGCTTGAACATACCAGCAAAAGTCTGGATAGTACAACCATTGCGGTCATCAATACCATAATAGATTTCATTTTGAGTGTAGTTCTTGTGAGAGAACAAGAATGCACGAGCTTGTTGCTTCTTAAATTGATATAGAGCAACCATATCATAGAAGTTAACAAAAGCTCCAGTATAAGGCTTAGTAGACTTAGGATCAGTAGGATCAGGGAAACCAAAAGCTAGAGGTACGTTTTTACCTTCAGCAATAATGTTACCATCTACTTTGTAGTTCATACGTTGTAGGGCAGCACGAGCTTTCAATTCTACAAAAGTAGTAAAGTGAGCTTGAGTACCACTCATAGAACGCTCTCCAGATTGGAAGTTAGTTTCTTTAGACCAACGAGTACCAATACCAAGTTCAGTGGCAGGCATTGAACGGTTTAGTGGATCATCAGTAATAAGAGAAACTTCATATTTCCAACGATTAGGAGCTTGTTCTTCAACACTCTTAACTTGAACGTAGTAATCATCAGGATTGTGTCCTACAATAACGTCATTCAAATCAAAGAATCTCTCTCCAAAAATCATATACCAACGAGCTTGATTAAGACCTACAGCAGCAGGCTTAGCACCAAGAGAGTCAGACCAATCAAGAAGCTGTACAGTTTTGTTGTTGTTGCCAGCTACTCTCCAATGGTAAAACTTGTTCTCAGTATCAAGAACTCTAGTAGGGAACTCATTCATAAAGTTCACATAATCATCAGAAGGTAGAGTTTGGAAAATTCTACGATACATGTCAGAAGCCAATTGAGGCTCAATCATGCCTAGTTCTCCCAAGTGGGGAACTTTGAGGGGGCCATTAAAAGTTTTAGGGCCGTACCTCGCAATTAAGGGAAATAACTCAGTCATTTGTTTTAGGGTTTAGTTATTAAATTAAAGATTATTTAGGTGCTAGTTTTTTGGCTAATTCAGCCCAGCGTTTTTTATGGTCTTCTTTTTCTACATCCATATCTACTCCACTATCTGAAGAATAGCCAGAAGTTCTTCTTCTTACATTATCAGATTCTACAGCTCTGTGAAGCTCATTAATAGCTTCAGTTTTGCCTAGAGATTTGATAGCAGTAAAATCAGGAACAAAGTCCCTCTTTCTGGCATCATACTTAAATAGTCCCATTGTATGGTATAGTCTAAGTAGAGCATCAAATTTATTAGGGTCAACATCTCTTGTTGCCAAGATAGGGTTGACTTTTTTACCATCTTGAGTTTCAACTATTGAGTATTCTCTCATCCAGTTGTCCTTCATTTTTTTATTTAGTTTAATTCCAGCAATTTCATCAGTACCTTCCAAATAGTTCTTAAGCTCATCAGCTTGTCTTTTTTGGAACTCTCTTCTTTTAAACTCATTCTGGGCTAACTCAGCTTGAGCTTCTCTTTCAGCATTTGCTAGGAGTTGTTTAAATTCAGGAAGACTTTCTAGAGCATCATCTGTTAAAGTTCCTAGGTCTTCTTTCTTTTGTACTTCTCTTTGAATTTTCTCTTCAGAGAAAGTAGTAGTATAACGAAGATACTCAGCATATAATTGTTTGGCTTTATCAGGGTTTTCTACTAATACATCTTCATTAATACCTTGTGCTAATTTATAACCTTTAACAATTTGAGTAGCTGATTCCTCAGAAATACCATTCTCCACCATATCAACAAACTTTTGTTGAAGTGGAGTTAGGTTTCTCTCAATATAGTCTGAAGCCATAGCTTCAGCATTTTTTGTTGCATACTCATCTAAATAGTCAAGGAAAGATTCAGGAGAATCTTCAAATTCTTCTTCATCAAATCCTTCAAAAGCTCCAGTCTTTTCATGTAGAGCTTTAATGATGGCTGCATATTTTTTAGATGATGATTGAGAGGATGAATTTGGTTTGCTTGAGGAGGTGTTAGATTCATCACTTTTTGCCTTGGAAGGCTCTCCACCATCATCTGTGTCTGACATATCTGTAATAGGCATCAAATCTCCTGAGTTAGGAGTTGCCTGGCTGGAATCACCTGTCCCAGAATCATCTTCATCTGAAGACATAGTAGAAGTACCAGAAGTAGTTTCTACTTCTGATAAGCTCATTAGAGGCTGTTCCTCTACTTTTAACGAATTAAATAGATCTAATGCCATGTTAATAGTTGTTAGTTAATACATACAAATTTAGATATAAGTTGCAATAATCCAGTATAAATTGATACCATAGGCACAGGGTATATAGCATTTATATATAGATTATATAGACTTATGAAAGGTTCTTCAGTTTATAAAGGGTTGACTGAATTAAAGTTTTTACCTCATCTATCTGATTTAACAGAGCAGAGTCAGTGAAAACTTTCTTATTTTCGTCAATAAACTTATGAAGAGCTTGTAGGTGTTTAATAGGGTTTTCATTTGTAGAACTAGGTATCTCAAGCTTTACAATTCCATAAAGTCCTTGGTATGCTTCTACAAACCCATCAATAAAATCTAGCAGTCCATCGTAATATGAATTTAATGCCATGTGTTCTGCATAGCTCTTAGTAGATAAGTGGGCTAAATGAGTAATATCCCTAGACTGAAACAATCTAGCAATAAATGCTTCTGGTGCACTTTTTGATAATTTAAGTCCTGCTAACTCTTTAATAATATCATCCATAATTTTTGTTTTTGTTTTTGTTTTTACTTTTTAATTTTTAATTTTTTCTCCTGCTACAGGATTTCTAAGTTTCATTCTTTCCACTTCTTTAGCAGTTTCAGATTTCAGTCTTTCTATCTCTCTAGCATTTTGTAGCTTTTCTCTTTCTAGAGCTAGCTTTTGTTGTTCAATGTTAAACTTAGTAGTTATCTCCAGTTCTTTATCCATTTTTTTAGCTTCAGCTTCTCTATCTCTCTGATAAACCTTTTCTAATTCTATAGGATCTGGAATCTGGTTGTTATTCAAGTCTATTTCTTCTCTTCTTGCATAAGTATTGATAGTAGCTATCTGCAATCTAGTTTGAGCATCTAAGTCATACCTATATTTATCAAGTTCTAGTTTTTTCATTTCTAGAGCCATAAGTTCTTGGTGAGCTTGAGATTTTTGCTGAATCTCTTGCTGCTTGATTTTATTAACTTCTTGTTGTTGCTGCTCTTGTCTAGCTTGTTGCTCTTCTCTTTTTTTCTTTAAGATTCTAGCTGCATCTTGGACACTTTCAGTTTTAAACACACTAATAAGATCACCCATATCAGCAGTACCAGCAGCTACAGCTTGACTAAAGTTTTGCTCAATCATTTGTAGTAACATAGCATCATCTGAAGACCTAGATACCATAAGGTCAAAGTCTGCTAATAAGATTCCATTAATCTCATCATCAGTCATTATCTCTTTAGTAAAGTCATCCATTAAATATGAAAGCTTCTTAGGATTCTTTCTTAATACATGAATACCAATATCTAGTATTCTTTTTAAGCATCTTTCTTTAAAGAATTCATTTTTAGCAAACCACCTTTCAGTAGTAAGTGAAGACTGACTAACTGCTCTTTCTACATTACCTACCAGTTCTGTAGTGCTAATAGCACCTTGCCTTTGTTGAGTAACACCAGATACTATATCCATAGTTCTGATGATATCTTGCAGTACATTATTAAGTACACTAATAGGCCCACTTTGATTAGAAGATAATCTATTAGGAGTAATAGTATTATAAGTTCCTGCAGCTTGCAGACCTTTAGGGGTCATTATCTCTGCTGTAGGATCCATAGGCATAAATGCAGTAGAGGTTACATAGTTCAAAAACTCATGTAAAGTCATGTTATCAGGAATCATGCTAGTAGGAAACTGCACAATATCTGGTAGCATTAAGTTTATTAAAACTTGTCTTTTATAATCAAAGATATTATACAAGTAATCATAAGGCTTGATAATATCCATTAAAGACTGTGCTCTAGATGAATTGGTATTGTAGAACTGTAATACTACAGGAGGCTCTTGTCTAGAAATGTTATCTAGTGAATTACCTAAATATGGAATAGGCTCAGCTTTAATATAGATATTAGCACCAATTTTATAACCTCTCCACCACTCATTAATCCACTCTTCTCTTTCTAGTGTTTCTCCATTTAGCTCATCAATAACATACTTTTGATGCTCATACTTAAGTAGTTCTATACCATTTTCATCTAGGGACTTAACAAGCTTTACTTTTCTCTTAGATCTCCAAATGCAATGCAATAACCTGATGTTACCCCTAGCATCAAAGTAACTAGAAAACATAGGTAAATCTAAATCACCTAATGGCATAATCTCCTGCACTCTAGCAGTAGCAGAATCAGAAGGAATAGCTAGTTCTCCTACATGGCCATACATAGGATAATTAAAATAAGGAGTGGGGCCTGAGTTATATCCTCTGTAATCCTCTAATTCCTTAAGCTGGTCTTTAGTTAAAAAGTCATGGAATAAATCTACCAAAGAAGATATAGTATGATAAGTAACTTCTACTAATGCCTCTAAGCCAGATTCATTTGTAGCATGGCCATTCATAATTGTAAAAATCCTAGTAGGATCTCCTTTTCTAATAGCTAGCTCTCCACCCATTTCTTCAATAAAGCAATATTGCTCAGCAGCAATAAGTGCATCTTCAAAAGCAGGGTCAAATACTAGGTCTTTTACATAGTAGTACTTGTATAAATACTTTAAAAGCTTATTAGCTCCTCTTTCAGCTATATCAAAAAATGAAGAGTTTGTATATTCATCTAATTGTTTTAGCCTTCTTTCAGCTTGAGCTTCATCAAAATTAGCATTTTGGACTTCCTCTACAAAAAACTTCTGGTACTCTTGTAGCTTATTTTCTTCTACTTCTCTAATACCTTGTTGGTCTGAAGATGACCTTATAACTCTAAAGTCAAACTTTCTTTTCATGTGCTCTCCTACCAGCAAGTCAATCTTGGAGTTACCCACTCCTTTATGCTCCATTCTGCCAGGAAAAGTACCTAGACCTAATCCATAAGGGTCAACTACTTTCTCAACATCATTCATATTGAGAATGCCTCTTTTTAGATTATAGTTTGTTACTTTATTGTAGTAAGAGTTTTTAATTTGTCTATTCTCAAAAAGCACTAAAGCTTCAAAAGAATCTATTGTGTCTTGTTGCCATTTTTTAGTCTTCTTAACTGAATCAGTTACTAATTGACTAGGCGCAGTAAACATTCTATTGTACATATTATTCTTCTTGTATGTTATTAAAGTGCTTCATCCATATATCTTGATCATTTCTTTTTTGTTTGTATTTATCAAAATAAGAAGCAGTTTTTTTCTTTTGAGGTGATTGTTCTATAGATATACGAGTAAATTCTTGTAAAGTTACATCATACCACATAACCATAAGCATAGCTGACACACGGTCAAAGTTAGCTCTAGGGTTTGGATTCCAAGCTATAAGCTCTTTTAGTAGACCAATAGATCTTATTTTTGTTAGATTTTTTTCTTCACTTTCTTCAGAAATATTTTCATCTATCCAAGATTTTAGATATTCCATACCCCTTTCTTTAACCCCTTTACTCATAATAATTCCTTTAGAAGTATTGGTATTGGGCCTCCAAGTATTTCTATCTCTAAGGTTATACGGAGTATCTGCTAAAAACTGTAAAGCTTTTTTCTTTTCAAAATATGTGTACATACCAGTAATGTTAGCTTCATACATAGCAGTAGCTTGATAGTAAATAATCAGCTTTCTACATGTTTCATAAAACTGGTCAGTAGTTTCTGGCCTACCAGTATATTCAGCAACTATCCTTCTAGTTAGCCTATCAAACATAAATATAGAACCTACTGAATCTGTACTAGATGTATCATATCTATAAGGGTCAATACCAGCAATGTACCTACCTATGTTATCTCCATCATCTGATAGTCTAGGTGTTTCATATATTTCAATTAACCCATATTCTGGTTTTTGTATAGGGTACTCTCTGAAAGGAGTACCATTTTGGACATCTTTCCATCTAAGCTCACCTTCTTCAAAATTCAGCATACCTATACTGTGTTTATCTAATTCAATGGAATCATCCATCTTAGATAAAACTCCTTTTAAATCTACAATAGGAAAGAAAAAAGAATGACTTTGTAAGAAAGCTTCTTTAGGAGATAATGGAAACTGTGTAACAGAGTCAATTTTAGCTTGCTGGTCTGCACCTTGTTCTGCTCTTTTTCTTAAATCTAAAATAGACTGCCTAGCAATATCTTCAAGAGAATTACCATAGTCATCTATCATAGATTTATCTTTCCATTCAGGATGTTCTCTATAAGCATCTTTATAAGTACCAAATCTCATTCTGGTAGCTGGTATAAAAAAGCCACATTTAGTACCTATAGAATCTTCATCCCATATATTATCAAAAGATAAGAAGTTGTACTTTTCAGGATGAAAAAACATTTCAGCAAATTCCTGTGTACCACCTTCCATATCACCACCAGTTCCTTGAATAATAGGAACACCAATAAGGTCATCACCATCTTTCCAACAAGGTTCAGATATATTATAAGACTGAAGTAACCCTGGCCATTTACCAGCTTCCTCAAATAAGAAAAGGTTACTAGATTTACCAATAGCAGCAAAGGGGTTATCTTTAAAAGTAAAAGAGTGTATCTCAGACATATACCCTGACCAAGCTGTTACTCCATCTACTGTCTTTTTATATCTAGCTTTAACAAAGTCTTTTGTGTTAGGATTTCTTTCTTTACCCCACTCTGTATGTAAGTCCAGAAAGTTAAGGTCATCTAATGACATCCTCATAGTATTCTCAGAAAGCTCTGATTGGAAAGCACCTATAATACACTTAGCATCTCTAAAAAAGCTAAACTCATGTGCAATAATAGCTGCTGACTTATATGAAAAACCAATCCTTCGTGGTTTTACTAATACTATACCTTTCTGTTGTTTTCTAGCTTTTTCAATAAAAGTAAAATACTCTAAGTCAACATCTGTAAAAATAGGAAAGCCTTTGTTTTTTCTACCAGTCTTAGTATTCTTAAGTTCAATTTGTGTATAGTTCAAATAAAAATAATAGGCCCCTGGAATGTACAATTCTCCATGGGTAATCCCTTCTTTACATTTTCTAGTTTCTTCTTCCCAAAACTCATCAAACTGATAAGTGCCTATAGGGTATTGAGTATATACCCCATGGTCTTGAAAACTATAAGATGCTTCCTGAAAATACTTTGGTGGAATACTAATCCTCATATTTTCTAGTTCTTTTTTCTCCAGCTCTTCTAGTAGCATCTGTAGCTTTTTCTTTATTTACAGCATCTTCTAGAGTAGATAATTGTGATACAAGTTTTGATGTACTTTCAATAGCTTTAAGTACTGGTGCTAGAGAATCTTCAGTAATGTCTGTGTTCTTCAAAAAGTTTGCCACATCATCTATCTTACCCTTAACACTAGTTAGTAACCTTTGTGTAGGGCTTTCTGACATTTCTATGTACTTATCCATAGCAGCCTTTAGTGAAGGAGTTTCTTTTATTTCTCCCTTAAAAATATCCTTACCTATAAACTCTTTCCTTTTATATTCTGGAAAATTACTATAAGGACTACCAGAGTCTATCATAAAATATATATAAGCAAACTGCTTAAATACTAAGTCTTTGGTTTTGCTTTTATCTGTTTCCCATAGTGCTTTAAACTCTGGTACCAATAATAGCTCTGCTTCAAAAACTACTTTATTATTAGCAAGATTAAATATCTTCATTTGCTTCTTTGTTTAGATTATTCTCAATACTCCTTTTAATATTCTTAGCTATGTCTAGTCTAGGATATATTATACCTAAGTCCTTAATGTAAATTGATTTATAGGAATCAAGATCTAAAGGATTTCCTTCCTTCATTATCTTAACTACAAACCTAGGTATAGAGTTAAATATCTCTATAGCTTGTGACTTAGAGATATTCAGCTCTTTGGCTTTGAGGATTATTATTTTTTCTAGAGTTACATCCATGTTTCTGCAGGAGTATCTTCATCATCAAAATACTTATCAAATGGATCTCTAAAGTCCATAGGCTCATTAGACACTTCATCTAAATCATCATACTCATCTATCTGTTCAACTTGAGTGACTTGAGTGACTTGAGTAATTTCAGGTACTTCAGTATTTACTGGCATCTCTACTGGTAGTTGCTCTACAGGTAGTTCTTGTTCTTTAGGTTTAGGAGCAGGTTTATCTACTTCTAGAAAACAAGTAAAGGTTACCTCTATAGAATTTTCTGGGTAAACTAAGAATCTCTCTGGCACACTATTGCCAACAATAAATCCTTTATTCCTAAGCTTGTTAAGGTAAGTTTCTAGCTTATGAGTAACTATGTTAAACTCCTGCTTAATTTTATTCTTAATAGTAGTAGAGAATAGTAAGTCCATTCTAACATCATGCTCTGTAATAGACTTGTACTTATCATTGTAATATAGTAGATAAGAAAATATCTCTAGTTCAGAATCAGTCAGCTGATTAACTCCTAGTGTCCAGTTAATAGCTCCTAGCCATACTTGGAACACTTGAACTTTTTCTTTAACAGGTATGTTAAACTTTTTAATCATAGCTTTTCTTTTTTAATACCAAATGTAGCATTGGCATATATTTTTATTTGGTCAGTTAAGTAGTGCCTTACTATTCCAGTATCACAGTGCACTACACACCAAACATCATTTTCAAAAGTACCAGAATCCCTAACATAGATAGCATAGCCATCTTTGTTTTCCTCTACTACTACAGGAATAGGATTATGAAACTCATGAACCATTATTCTTCTCTTCTTTTAATTGTTGCTTTCTTAACTCATGCTTTGTGCATATTTCTGTTTCAATAAAGTTACACCCTTTTAAACAGTAAGTGCCATTAATAACACAGATGTTGTTAGTATTAAACCTTTCGTCTATTACTACCTCATCAGCTTTTCCTTTCATATTAGTATATGTCTTTCCCATATTAGTATTCTTTAGTATCAGTGGCTGTCCAAGTAGCAGGTAGGCCTTTTTTGTTTTCTTCATTCAATTTTAAATACCTAAGCTCTTGTTTAAGTATTTCTAACTTAAGCTCATATTCTGTAATAATCTGCTCTAGTGTTTCAATCTTTTGTTTATTGTTTACCATAAAATCCTTTTATTACAAAGTTAGATTTTTCTTTTAATCTTTTTAGTTCTAAAAAACTGTGCTTGACCACTATATTACCTAAAGTCCTATGGTGGATCAAGCACCTTTCTTTATATAATATTCCTTTTTCATTATAGTGTTCTTTAAATGCTAGTATATCTTCTAGCTCTACTTGCATCTTTGTTATAAATCCTAGCTTTATTGGTACTTGCTTAATATCTACAGGAGTTCCTTCCTCATCATAAACAGGTTCTTCCTTGTATAAAAACTCTAAGCATTTTAATTCCATTAAAGCTCATCTATATTTTTTTGAACACCAATATGAAGAGTAACAAGATGCACACCAGTTAGATTTGAGCTTTGCAAAGTAACCTCATACCATATCCTACTATAATTACTACTATAGTTACTGAGCTTCTCTTGCATTACTCTATAGTAGTTCAATGCCTTTTTAAGGTCAGTAAACTCATATATCTTCGGCTGCATCTCCTTGGGCATTGTGATAAATGTTTATATTTAAGTACCATCCATTATCATTAACTTCTATAGAATAGGTGTATGAATACTCTGTTGTTTTTTTATCCAATGTATCTAATACTCTTTCCTTGACTAAAAGTAAATACTCTAAGTCACTGCCAAAAAATAAAGTATTAAGCCGATTGATTCTTTGCATTATTAATCATCACTTCTCTTAGTAGCTGCCAGGCATGCTGCTCATTAGAAGCTTCAAAAGTATGATCCCTCTGAAGTTCCTCATCAATAACAATACCTTTGAACTTAAACGAAAATTTACCCTCTTCAGTTACATTTTCAAGTTCATATACTCTAGTAATCAAATTAAACTTAACAAAAGTTTCTGTTGGTACATGAATAGCTATCTCATCAGATACCAAATAGTAATCTTTTAATTCCTCTAGAATATCCTCTTCATTTATCTCAGCCATGTTATCTTTCTGCTGGTTAACTACAGTAGTCATAACAAACCTAAGATTAGCAAGTTCATTGTAGATTTCCATCATTCTTCTTGCCATACCTTCACCTAAAGAATCAATCTTGTGATGAATCATTTGTGCTTTAGTCTTATCCATTTTTTAAGTTTTAAAGTTATAGTACAAAGCTACATTAAAAAGTTCAGATACAGAATAGAAAAGATATTCACATTTGTATTGAGTTATTGTCAATTTGGGTGATATTGCAACTTTTGTCTTTTGGCAGTCGTACTAATCAATAGATTCTTGCTGAACTATTTTTATAGCACTGCGAACACTTCGTTACAATGTAAACTTGGGGGGAGGTGTTTTATTAAAGAGGTACCCCCCTTCAAATATAAGTACCCCCTACTTAGTACCTTTTTAAAAAGACCCCCCCTATCTATAGGTCTAATAATATAC